GTTGGTATTATGTAGATGGCACGTATCAAAAGCCGTTCCGTCATTCTATTTATTGCGGTCTTGACGATACAGGCAATCCGTATTTTGAAACACCTGAAGAATACAAACGCTGCCCAAATCACCTTAACCCAATAAAGCGTAGTATTGCTAATAAGTTCCATTTTCAGTTGAGCAACTTCGGTGAGGATACGGACTTTGCGATGCAAATCTTTAACGCAAAAGTTCTGCAAACCGAATGGACTATTGATCGAGTGTTGTACTTTTATCGATATCAATCTAATAAATGAAAATAATATCATACAGCCTGTTTGGTTATGGTTCTCAATTTGAGAACTGTTTTAGTTTCAACAGTTATTTACGTGCGTTGCTGTTGTCTATTCGCATGAATAGATTAATTTATCCGGAATTTATTAATCGTGTACATACAGATCAACAAACTTATGACGGATGTCCGATATTAGGTGAATTAGAACGTGCTAAAATTATTCAATGTCATATCATTGCTGAAGCACCTTTGTGTAAGGCTATGTTGTGGCGTTTATTACCTGCATTCGATTGTGATGTGGAATTGTTTTTATGCCGCGACTTAGACAGTCTTACAAGCTACAAAGAACGTCAGTTAGTTGAATACTGGATGCACGGCACAAAGATGTGTCATGCCATTACAGACAGCGTTAGCCACAACATTCCGTTAATGGGTGGTATGGTTGCATTTCGTAGTAAAGAATTTAGAGATTACACGGGATGCGCTACATGGGATCAAATGTTTTACAAATTTGGAGCGTTTAATTTTACAAATAAGGGATCAGATCAAGACTGGTTAAACGCATACATTTATCCCTTAGTAAGTCAACACGGGCGAGATTCCATTGTGCAACACTACCTTAAAGGAATGCCAAATACATACTTGTCCGCATACTTTAACGAAGTGCCTGACATTACCGTGCCGATTGCACATGAACTAAGATCGTCAAACGATTGTACGGGACACATTGGTGCGGCAGGATGGTATGAAACAGCTACTATGAAGTTCTTTGCACAATACCGCGACAAATTTGATGACATTAGAGTAATTGAATCACAATATGCTGACATATTTTATTGGACAAAAGAAAACTCAATATGAGCAACAAACGAACGGTGATATTAAGCACCAATACTAACCCCGACTACATGAACTACATGCCATATGTAGAACAGGCATGGAACTTGTTAGGATGGGACACGCTAACATATGTTATTAACGACATCGGTAATGAATACGTAAAGAAAAACGATAACGGCACAACGGCTCGTCGTTTATTTATTACATCAGACCGTGAGTTCCGTGAAGATACGTACACGCAAACCATCAGACTGTTAGGTCATCATGATGTTAGTGAGGGTATTATCATGACTGGCGACATTGACATGATGCCGTTATCAAATTATTGGAATCCAGACACGGACAAATGGACGGTGTATGGTAGGGACTTGACAGGTTACACGCAGCACCCTATTTGCTACATTGCAGCACCGAAACAAATGTGGCAGCAATTATTTCCGGAACAAACGACATCCGAGTTATTGCACAAATACGGTCAATTTAGCAAATCACCGCATTTCAACGATTATTGGTTTACTGATCAGGTTATCGCTACCGAGCGCATTACTAATTACTTTGCATTAAATAGAGGCATCGATAACGGATTGGCATTGGGACGTATTGACCGCGCTAATTGGAATAATACAATGCAGCGTATCGTACAACTTCGCAACGGCATCGACGCGCATATGCCTCGACCATTTAACCTATTTGAAACAGAACGCTGTTTACAAATCCTAAACGACAATATCAATGGACTTTCTTAAAGACGTACACGGTTGGAATAATCACCGTCCTTTACTTTGGTGGGCATTGCAGCATACGAAACAATCTGCATTTCCGATTCTTGAGATGGGATGCGGTGATGGTAGCACACCGTATCTGCAAGAATATGCTAAAAAGCACAAAAAGCAATTAATTAGCTATGACTACGACAAAGAATGGGCGGCTAAGTTTGGAGCAACGCACGTTACAGATTGGGATAGCATAGAACACAATCAGTATAGCGTTGTGTTAATTGACCATAGTCCGGGCGAACGCAGACACATCGACATCGCTAAATTAGCAGACAAAGCGCATTACATTATTATTCACGACAGCGAACCTGCAGCGACTGGTTATATGCTTAACAAAATATGGCATTTGTTCCCGTATCGTCGTGATCTTATAACCGATGGAGCATGGGCAACTATTGTTAGCCGTGTTAAGGTTATTCCTCCTATTAACATAAAAGGCTTTGACATCCGATGATCTACAACCTAACCGAACATACCAAACAAATTAAAGCGTGTACGACTGAAGTCGTGCAGGTGGGATGCACTAACGTTGAACTGCACATGACTTTACTTAACATATGCAGACGACACAAAAAGGTGTTGATAACGTTCTACATGAACGAAACGGAGAAACAAACTTCCGACTATCACGGCACATACCATATACAACGCAAATGGATCAGCGATATTGATCTTAGTAAATATAACTACGTAATAATTAACAAATGATTCATCAACTATACATCAACGCCTTAATCGGAATAGCATCTTATTGGTTTGTTGGTATGACCTTAATACCATCTCAAATCCTGCTCAAATACACGGGTAAAATACACATGAAGCCGTTTACCTGCGAGTTGTGCATGGCGTGGTGGGTAGCCTTAGCGGTTAACATTACGCTATTCTGTAATTTTAGTGATATGAAGTCCATCGTATTAACGGTACTCATGAGCGCGTTTGCTTCGTTTGTTGCCGTATTGGGAATGGAGTTCCACAAAAAGCTACAGAGATGACCGAGCAGCAATACAACTTTTTAGCACCGCACATGGATGCTATTAAGCGATTCAAGTCAGTAGGGCAGGAAGTTAGCACCGCACCGCGTGAACCGATGCGACAAGTGTATATGGAAATATACAAGGAGTTGTTACCACTATCTTGTTCATCCTGCATTAGACATTTATACGAACGAATTAACGAACACATCGAAGAATATGAGCGAAACAGGTAGAGACGAAAAAGGAAGGTTTACCGAGCGTAACATTTGGTCGCTAATCAAAAAGAATGTTGGTAGACCGCGTTTGTGGGAAACACCCGAGGAACTTTTGGCAGCTGGTTTATCCTATTTTGAATGGGCAGATGACGTTTACAAGGGTAAATATGCCGAAGCGGATATGCGTTTGTACTTAGGATTTCATAACCGCACATCTTGGCATGACTACAAACATAATCCCGAATTTGCGAACGTTATATACATATTAGAATCGATTATGGAGGGTGATACCGAGAAGAAACTAATGTGGGCAGCATCGACTCAGGGCGCAATATTCAAATTGAAAAACAAATTCGGTTGGAAGGACGAAGTAACTCAAAACCAAAACATAACTAATGTCCAAGCATCTTTCGGTGAAGTTGTACCGTCCGCATCAGAATCAGCAAAAGATTCATGATTCGATAAACGGTAGTAACTACAAATACTACGTGCTTAACATTGGTCGTCAATTCGGTAAAACGATGTTGGCGATGAATCAGCTATTTTATTGGATGTTCAATAATAGCGGCTGCAAATGCGCGTGGATTTCACCCGTTTACAAACAGTCCAAGAAAGTATTTGAGGAAATGGTGTTGGCATTTGAGGGGACGGGACTAATCGAAAAGAATGCAACGGAGTTAACTATTAAGATCGGCAAATCTTCGCTTCAATTTTTCAGCGCGGAACGTTACGACAACATTCGAGGCTTTACATTCGATTACCTTGTATGCGATGAGTTTGCGTTTATGGACGAAGCAGCATGGACGGAGGTGCTACGCGCTACGGTGCTTGTCAAAGGTCGCAAAGTGTTGTTAATTAGCACACCAAAGGGCAAGAATCATTTTTACAACCTTTACAACTTATCAGGGGTAAACGATCAGTACAAATCGTTCCGGATGAGTTCGTACGATAACCCGTTAATCAATCCACAAGAAATAGACGATGCCCGGTTGACATTACCCGACCATGTGTTCAGACAGGAATACTTAGCGGAGTTTATCGACGGTGGTGCTGGTATCTTTGCTTCAAAGTGGGAAGAGGCTGCAGGTGGCACACGTTTCTTTGCAGGTGTTGACTTAGGTAGGGCGGATGACTATTCTGTATTGTCGATTTTTAACGAGCAAGGCAAACAGGTGTATATTAATCGCTGGAGGCATAACACGTGGGCAAATATCACACGGGAAATAACTACCGTAATAAATCAATTTAACGCACGTGCATTTGTTGAGGTCAATAGCATCGGTGATGCTTTGATAGATCAGATTAAGCAGCAATGCCGTAACCCGCAAAACATAGAACCCTTTGTAACAACAAGCAAGTCAAAGAATGACGCGATTGAGCAGTTGGCGGTTGCTACACAAAATGGTGAGGTAACATTCTTACCTATCGACTGGTTGCAAAAGGAGTTCGACGTGTTTACCTTTGAGTACAATGCTAAGTCAAGGACAATCAAATACGGTGCTCCATACGGATTTCACGATGACGGTGTAATGGCTACGGCAATAGCGTATAATTGCTTCAAAGAAAGTAAAGGACATCAATTCTCAATACGATATTAACATGAACTATCAAAAATTAAAGGCAGGTCAATTAGGCGACTTTTTCCGCATTGCAGCCGTACAACCTAAGGACGAAGTTGAGCAATTAGACAAGGACGTTGCATTGCTATCCATGATTCACGGAAAGCCTGACAACTACTTCACTAACCTATCATTCAAGGACTTTAACGAATACCGTAAACAGTTGTATGCGTTGCTATCCGTAGAGCCATCAGCGCGTTACATCCCTGCATTTAAGGTTAACGGGTATAAATTCACGTGCCTACCTAACGTGAACACAATCAAAGTGCATCACGAGCAAGATGTAAAGATGCTGCGATTGAATGCGGACAACCTATACGACAAGCTACCGTACATCGTCGCTATCTTTTCCGAGCAACGTAAGCAGCTATTTAAAAAGAATCTGTCATTTGTTGATAAGTGCGAACTATTCAAAAAACACCTACCTGCAGACGTGGCGATAGGTATCGCGCTTTTTTTTTGCGCGGCATCAAAGAAACTCGAACCGCTTATCGCAACCTATTTGGAGGAGCTAACCGACAAACTGGAAGCGGAGGTGAACAAGGCGTTAGCATCCATGAACATTGGGGATGGCAATTAAACATCTACGAGATTACAAACGGGGATAAGACCAAAGAGGATGCGTACTGGAACATGACGCTTATTGAGTGGTACAACCGCTTGGCACTAATGAAGGACGTGCAGGATGACCACAAAGAGCGGATGGAGGCAATAAAGCAGAAGATGCAGGTGCGCTAAACGTTAACCCGTTCATGTAATTTTATAGGCATGGCGGTAACAGGCGGCAATCCCGATGACTTTGTATTCGACACCCTTACAACATGGGCGCAAAATGTCGTTAACGAAATTCGGAACAACCTTACCAAAAAAGATCCATTTTTAGGTGATTCCGATTTAGCACAATCCATCACGCCACAGGTAGAGCGTACCGATGATGGCTACGTGTTGACAATAACAATGAACGACTATTGGAAGTATGTCGATCAGGGACGTAAACCAACAAGGTCAAGTGGGAATGGAGCGGTACGTAAGAATCTATTGCTGTGGATCAGTAAGCGCGGAATAGCGCCACAATTGAGCCAAAAAGTCTACAACAAAAAGACTGGCAAATACTATAACCGCACTTTCAAAAGTTCATTGGAATGGCGTGATTCTTTGTCCTATGCTATTGCGTCAAAGATTCACAAGAAAGGATTTGTTAGCAGAGGTAAAGGATTTTTTTCAGAGGTGTGGCAAGAGGATAACATAAACGAATTGCTGCAAACATTACTAAGCGAAAGCGGTGAGGTGTTTGTGGCTCAAATACTTGAAGATTAATGGCTATTAACATTACAGATCAACCCGAAGAATGGACACCCGTGTACAATGATATGCGGTTCGTAATTGCATCTACTAACACAACACAACCTAATTTCCGTTACGTTGCGGATGTGTACGTTTCAGGTGTGGCAGGTTCTACACGCTTAACCTTTGATGCTAATCCAATTACCGGATACGGTGTCGTGGATATATCTGCTATTATTAAGTCCTACATCAGTTCCGACTTCAACACATCGGTGTACGGCTTTCAGCGTTGCACAAATAGCTACAAAGCGTATGAGGTTGAGTTCGGTGAGCAATATGGCACAACGGTAACGACTTATCCAAATGTAACGTCTACGGGTGTCAAGTATGCTTGGAATGCGTCTTTAAGCGCGGAGTTGTTGCAAAGCTATACATCATCGACATACTTGGTGAGCAGCGGTGTGCTATTAACAAATCAACCGGAGCGACAAAAGTTTACAAGCGACGAGGATCAAAGGTGGCTATACTTTATAAACGATACATCAGGTAGCGCGTATTATTTGAAATGCACTACATTCAATTCAGCAGGTAGCACGATAGGTACTTATCTTATCGAGAATCCATATCAGGCAAGTACATCAATAAACTTAGATAAATTATTGCGTGTCGGTGTTGGTGTGCATGATTTGAACAATTCAACATTAGCGAGTGGATCGCAGCCCGTAATTGATAGCAGCGTGGAATCTTATGAAGTACAAATTGTAAACTACGCACAGGACAATGGCACTTCGTCGTATTTCTTTGACCGTGAATGTCAGGCACGTGAGCAAGATCCTATTAACGTTTACTTCCTTAATGAATTAGGGGGATATGATATGTACCCGTTCAAGTATCGCAGGTCGTTAAGCAATAACATCGAGCGCACATTTATCGAACAGAATCATGGTAAGTTAACGGACAGCCTGTGGAATCAGAACACTACAAACAGAGGTAAGAAACAGATTTACACAAGCATCACAAACACGTTGAATGTAACATCTGACTTTATCAACAATTACGAGACATCTAAGTGGATCGGTGAGTTAGTTGCATCTCCTGACGTGTACTACTATGAAACAGTTAGCAACATTTACATTCCTTTGATCTGTACAGTTAACAACTACGAGTCTAAGTACCGTAACTGGGATGGAATGTGGGAGTTAAAATTAACCTTTGAATACGCAAATAAAAAAGTAAGGCAAAACGGATGAAAACCGAACTATACATAAACGGCACACGTGTTAACTTATCGCAAGAGGTTAACGCATCGCTTAACTACGCCATTGCGGATATTCGTGAACCTGAAAAGCGTAACGGTGCATTCTCGCGTTCCGTTAAGTTGTATTGTGATAGTGTGCTAAGTCAGGTGTTGGATGCGATCTTTGAGATAGGCTATAACACGCAGACATCGGGCATCGTTAACTTTATGCCTGACTTTAATCCTAACTTAAAAGCACCGTTTGTACTTTACGCGGATGGCATGGAGCAACTACGCGGTTATATGCGTTTACGTTCTATTGACCGGGATGAGCAAGGATTACAGCGGATGTATTACAACGTCGAGTTGTACGGGATGTTGGCTAATATCTTCACGGATTTAGGCGATAAGAAAATGGGGGAGTTGGATTATTCGTCCGACAATCACATTTACAATCGTACAAATCAACAGGCAACATGGACTAATGTAGATGCGGATGATGGTAACTACGTATATCCAATGATCAACTACGGTACTGTTCCGAGTGAGAATACGTGGAAAGTTACTGACTTTTTCCCTTCGATCAGTTTGAAGTCATTAGTCGATAAGATTGTAACGGGTGTCGGTTATCAATACGATTCGACTTTCTTTGATTCGTCCTACTTCAAAAAGCAATACATTACATTCACGGGTGATAAGTTAACGTTATCTGCATCGGGTGTTGCAAATAGTCTATTCAGCGCACGTACAAATGTGGCATTGAGCGGTAGTGCTACTTTCGGTAATGCTTTTCCATTTAACGTCGAGGTTACCGATCCGAGCAACCAATATGATCCTGTTACTTACACGTTTACGGCTGCGGAATCTGGATGGCACGAATTTGTAATTACAGGAAACGTTGGACTTATTAATACAGGAGCAAACACCGCTAATCCAGATGCAAATATACTTTGGACTTGTATAGTAAATACCAATGCTGCTTTTATAAACACAACACAAACAGGACTTATAGATTATGGAGCTATACCGTCATGGGGAATAGTAACAAACAACTACACGTTCACGTCACCTTCAATTTTATTAAACGCTGGTGATACTGTTACATTTAGAATTGGGGGATCGATATTTACGTATAGTACAACAGCAACCGTAAGTTTGTATGTAGCATCTGGTTTAACCGTAAAGAACACACGCAACAATCCTGCGGTGGTTGAAAACAGCACTGTCAACATGAATGCAGCGTTACCTGTTGACGTTCGACAAGCGGACTTTTTGAAATGGTTAATTCTACGCTATAACTTGATGGTTGAGCCTGACAAGAATAACGACAAAAAGATTTACGTTGAAACGGCTAACGACTTCTACGGAAGTGGAACGCCTGTTGATTGGACTACAAAGGTTGACGTGTCGAAGCCTGTTACCATTACTCCGATGGGATTATTGGATGCTATCCGGTATGTTGTTAAGGATGCAGACGATAACGACTACCGTAATAAGTTCTACAAAGACAAATGGGGTAAGACATACGGGCAGAAAGAGTTGGACGTAACCAACGACTTTATCAAGAACACAAAAGTTATCGAGACAGGATTTGCACCTGCTGTTTTAGTTGGTAGCACCGCTCATGATCGCATTATTCAGCACATTTATCAATCAGATAGCAACGGGGTGCGTACA